TTTCATTAAATAAACTAATACTATTAATTAGATCATTGATATCGTATAACATACTTATCCATTGGACCTATCTTTTTTTGTTTTCTATTATTGTAATTATATTTTCTTGATATTAAAAAGCATACAGCTAAAAATATCATCAATAGATTAAGAAATACTAAAACAGTTTGAATATATTCCATATTGTATTCTAAATTATATTCTAAACTACAACTTTCCGGAAAAATATATGTATCATTGTTATAAGAATATACCTCACAATAAACACTATGATTACCAAATTTTAGATAAAATGGTAAATCAGATTCACATTTCCAACCATATGATGAACCATTTAATTTGAGTCGTCTACAACTGACAATATTTAAAAGGTCACTACCTAATTTGGCAGATCCACCAATACAACTTAATTGTGATGTATTCTCAAATTCAGTTCTATTTGTATATTGTTGATCATATAATGTAAATGAATCAAATTCTTGCATTAATACACCATCATGATTTAGTCCACATACAATACCAAACAGTACAAAATACAAAAGTAGTTTCATTTATTAAATTATTTATTATATTTTAAACTAATTATCCATTATTTTAAAAATTCAAATTTTTATTTACACAAATAGTAATAATATCAATAGTAGGATTATTATAATAAAATTATTATAATTACCAAAACCTTCTATTATAGTTCCATCATTCAATTTAATTGTTCTTGTATTTTTAATTGTTGGATCATATATTTCTTTTTTGTTAGAAATATATACAGATTCATAATATGGATCATCATGATAAAAATAATAATATGGTCTATATACAAATCCAGTTTTATGATCATGTGGCTTCCAATGTTTGTTTATTTTATGTTGTTCCATAATATTAATCATTTATATAAAAAATTTGAAAATATATATCAAATAATAGTAATTATTTGATATGCATTAAGATATCATCAATGCGGAAATTTAGAGGTAAAACACAAAATATATATCTAATTGAATCGTTTGATAGTGATAATGAATACGAAAAGAAATATATTGTAATGGGCTTGACTGGTAATATATACACAGTATCTATTAAAAGTATTCCAGAATGCACTTGTCCAGATTATAGTAAAAATAATAATAGATGTAAACATATATATTTTATTTTAATTAAAGTCATGAAAGTGGTTAATGAAGATAAGTCAAGTTATTCTAATGCAGAGTTAAAAACAATGTTCTTAAACATACCAACTATTATGAATAATTTAATTGCTGAAAATTCAATAATAGATAAGTATAATAAATTAAAGTTAGATAATAAAATTAGTCAGGGCACTAAAGATAACTATGTTGTTCAAAAAGATGTTGATGATTTATGTCCTATTTGTTTGGATGATTTAACAAATGGTGATGAACTTGATTATTGTAAATTTTCATGTGGTAAACAAATTCACAAGTTGTGTTATGAAATGTGGACTAAGAAAAATAAAGCACAGTGTGTATTTTGTAAAAAAAACTGGTATCATAAAGAAATTTCAATGTCTTATATTAACTTGTGTGAATCAAATTAATAAAGACAATAGTAATAAATAATTTTTTTATTTAAGAATCAAACATCAATAAAAAAATTATTTGCGTTTCTTGATATGAACGTTTTTCTTTGAACCATTGGATTTCCATTCATCATCCTGAACTTCGCGTGATGCATTTCGTGCCCTAGCTGCGATCAAAGCAGTCCTATTTTGTTGTGCGATTTCTGCTTTTTGGCGCTTCTCATTCTTTGCTGATTTGGCAAGTCCAAATGCACGCTGTAGTTCAATTGAAAGTGATTCGGTCTTGACAATGATTTTCTTTGGTCCATCATCACCTCTAACAGTCTTCTCAATAGATGCTTTTGGACCAAGATTTTTCTTGACAATAAGCTTCAACTCTTCTTCAAGAGTTAGCATGTCCGAATTTTTCAAGCCATTGATTGAAATAGTTCCATTTCGCAACTTTGTAGGTAGCTGTCGAATCATGGTACAGACGTAGTTCAAAACAAGAGTCACATTGATGGTTTCATCGTCTTCATTTTTCGCGTAGAATGGGAGATTACCACCGAAAATCGTGATTGGTTCACCTTTGATATTTGTCGGCTTAAAAACTGCATTCCATAAAAATTCATTTATGTCTGAAGAATTGTAGTCATTGCGAATTCCAGCAAGTTGGAGCAAAAGGGATCGGATTCCTGGAATGTTCTCCCACATTGTCTTGTTGTGGACAGTATCATGTGCAGTGTACTCGGTGATTGCAACATTCAACGCAGCAAATTGTTGCTCAATAGTCAATTCAGAGAAGGCGACTCCAGACGGAATCTTGACATCATTGAATTGGATAAGTTTCATTTGCTGTGGAACCACTTGCTTGGCTTGGATCTCACTGTTGGATTGAGTATTGGTTGCGGGGTTAAGGATTGCGAAGCGCGACATTTTGAAGTAGGTAAGTTGAGTTTGATGTTTTAGGTTTTAATACCTTAATTGATGTTTAAATTATAATTGGGTTTTCAAGCAATTGAAATTTCAATTTTTTTATGCAATTACATATATTATTTTCTATTAATATATTATTATGGATACCTATAAAATCATAAATTATGAGGGTGATGATTATGCTACATTTAAGGTCAATTATAAGGACTATATGTTGCCTATAGTATTAGATTTAGATGATTTTAAAACTATACAAAAAATGAATAAAAAATGGAAATGTAACCAAAATGGCTTTATTCATTGTTCTCATACATTGAATGGTGTAAGTAAAGATGTATATATGCATGAATTAGTTATGTTACTGAAAAATAAAGATAATGGTACAAAAAATATAAATAAACCAATTATCCATATAAATAGAGTAGGATTAGATAATAGAAGAGACAATTTAATGTATGATATACTAGATAAAGATACAAATAAAAATATCAAAAAAAAGAAGAGAATTATTGAATTACCTTATGAAAGTGGAATAAATCCAGATGAAATACCAACATATATTTGGTATATGAAGCCAGATATGACTCATGGAGAAAGATTTTATGTCAAAATTGGTGATATGTCATGGAAAACATCTAGTTCTAGTGATTTTAGTTTAAAATATAAATTAGAAGAAGCAAAATTATTTTTAAGAGAAATGTTAAACTCAAGACCAGAATTATTGGAAGAGTTTTCAATGAATGGTGATTATACCAAAGAAGGTAAAGAATTGCTTCATAGTTATTATGATATAATTCATATGTGTGGGTATAAACATATACAAAGATTTATTCCAGAAAATAATACATTTGATTTATTAAAAGAAAATTATAATAAATTAAGTCGCAGTGAAATTATGAATTTAGAAGAAATCAGACAAATAATAAGATCGGATTACTAATATGTTTTAGTTATTTTATTATCAACAAGTGTTTTTGCTACCATATTTGTATTATTTTCAATTTGATCTTTATCAAAAATAGGTTTTTTAATCAGTATCATGATAATAAATATTACATTAAAAAATATATAGCTAAAAAGAACTATTGTTAATGCTGTGTGGAATGTTTTTTGTAAGTCAAAAGTTATAATTTTTTTGATATTCATGAATTTTAATATAAAAATAAACAAACATAACCTAATAACTGACATAATTATTAATTTAGTTTTATCATAAGATACACATAAATTAAATAATATTTGATATTGTGGAATGAAAAGATCAAAAAAAGATGGATTATATTTGACACAATCGCGATTATTCATATTATACTATATTATGAATATAATTATTCAGTCATTATAAGATAAGCCTGTTAATCCAGAAATAATTCTAAAAATATTATATGAAAATCCATAAATAAACAATCTGCTATCCAAACTTAATATTTCTAAAGGTGGTAATATTTTATTTGGATTACTAGTGTCATCAAACCATAAAGTTAAAACTATATTTTCAATTTTAGATAAATTGGATGTTCCTGTTGGTTGTAATTTTTCAGGCTCTACAGCAAAGGAGTATAAATTGATTCCATTTATTGGTGTATTTGAATGATGCATGTATGGTTGCAAATCACCGAAAAATCGACCATCCCGTTTTTCAACTCTATTGTTGCCATTATATTCCAAGAGTGCATATGATAAAGGATTCCATTTTCCAGTAATAAATAATCCATAATTACTAAATTGATAAACACAAACATCTTCAGATTTTGATAATCGTGTGTCTGTTATCAAATCAACAGGGAAACTAATATCTCTATCAAGAATTCCAGATTTAATGTCTTCAATAGTAATCAAATTAGTATCAGTAACAAAAATGATAGCATTTATTTTATCAGTAATTGAATAATCACCTATTGTTAATGAATTAATATTTATCCACAATGAATTTATCTGACTTTGATTAGTAACTTCAAAATTCCCATTTGATGATAATAATTTAAATACACCCGGTTCAAATTCTTCCCATTTTCCAAAATCAGGTGGTGGAGTACCAGGTTCTATTATAATCCTATTACCCGCAGAATCAAATCCATATGTTGGTCCTTTCAATAAAATCATACTTTGATATAATATTAATTTGGAACATTCTAATATTTCAGCTGTCCAATCTTCTTTATTTGAATAACATAGAAATTTTTTACCCGTTATATAATTTCCATTCCGCATTGCCCATATAAGTTCTTTAGTTGGGTGTTTGAAATCTAATAATAATCTTTTTGGTGATTCTTCCAGACTTTCATCTCCATAATATTGAACTTGTTCTATCAAATATTCATGTGCAATAACAGAAAAACGTTTCCGTTCATCCATATCTAAGTAAACATAATCTGTTACTAATCCTACCTCAATTATTTTAACATCTGAAAAATTATTAAAAGTATCACATCTAACTATTAATTTATCTTTTTTTTCAAATTCTACATTTATATATATATCATGATATTGAATTGAAATCAATGGCAATGCTAATCCCCAGTGTCTATTAAACCAAAATTGTAGTGGAATATATAAAATGTATTCTGGTTTATCTGAATCATTATATTTTGTTAATTCATCAGTATCTCCTATTAATTTATCATATCCATTATCATGTTTACCTTGTCTGGCTAATTCATACCATATATCTAACCAAGTACCATAATGTCTATCTATGATATTTCCGCCAATTTCAATATCAATTTGCCTTATCATTGCATGACCAATTCTTCTAATCCATGCAAATTTAATTCCTTTTGTGCCTGTTATTTTATTTAATATAACTCTCAAATACATTTTTGTAGCTAGATCTCCTAATCTATATAATTTGACTTTTGATTTTTTACCAAAATCCGGTGCATCATTAAATGTTTTTTCAAATGTTTGTAATGAAAAATTTGTATGTCTTCTATATACTACTTTAAAAAAAGTAATTTGTGGATCATTAGTTAAATATATATCTTGTGCTCCGTAAGCAATTAGTTGTAAAAGGCCACCTGCCATTATTAATAATAAATAACAAATTTTTTAAAGTTTTTTATCGCTTTCAATATTATAAACCATGTATAAACAAAAATATATGAAATACAAAAATAAGTATGTCTCATTATTATCATTATTGTCATACAATGACAAAATACATAATAGTATTACTTATATACCAAATATAATATTTGATGAAAATTTTAATTCACAAAATAATAATGAAGATTTTAAGACCACAAAAAAACTAACAGATATGAATTATAAAAATAGATTGTTGATCTATAATAATTTACATGAAAAAATTAATAATAAAGATGATTGTTCAGGTAAAAATGAATTTTTGGGTAAAGGTGGGCATTCAATTATTTATAAGAAAAAAATACCCCATTCTGATATTCCTGTAGAAATTTCAATAAAAGAACAAAAAGTAAATGATATGATCATAAGCAATAAATTTAATAATAAATTTAAAATATGGTTGGAATATGATATATTAAAAAAATCAACTGATTTAATTCTAAATGGAATAACACAAAATTTACCTATGATATATGATTTATATATATGTAATGATAATTCAAAACTATTATTTTATAATGAATTAGCAGATGGTAGTTTTTTAGACTGGTGTTTGGAAGAACATACAGATGATGAATGGAAATCTTTTATTTTTCAATTTTGGGTAGGTGTATATACATTACAAAAATATTTAAAATTAGTTCACAATGATTTAAGACTAGGCAATGTTTTATTTCACAAAATTAAAAAAACTGATGAATATTGGAAATATACAATTGATGATATTGAATATTATATTCCAAATGAAGGTTATGTTTTTGTAATATGGGATTTTGGGAGTTCAAATTTAATTGATATTCAGCCAATCAATAAAACAAAATTAGATTTAAATATTGATTTACATTTTTTCCATGATTTATTCAACAGATTAAGAGTTCTTTATTTATTAGACAATTTTTCAATATCAGAATTAGAGACATTTTTCACTTCAGATAAAGATTTACAATATACTAAAGAGAAAAAAAGCGAATGTAGTAAAAGATTTGGCCATACAAGATATGAAGAAAAATATAAAATAGCATTAATATATTATTTAATTGAAAATAATAAATTTGATGAATTAAAAAGTAAATATATTTCAAATAAAAAAAATAAATCAATTAAATTACCATCAGGTAACATAATGAAATTATTAAAAGAACTAAGTGATAATAATTATAATTATGATGATGTAATTAAAATTATTTCTAATCCAAAAAGTAATATTAGAGGTAATAAAAAAATAGTTTCACCTAATAAACTAATTCAAAAGTATTTTTCTGAATATAGGGAGAAAAAAAATTATTCATTAAAGTTCAATATTTAGTTTATCAATATCATTTTGTGTTAACCTATATTTTTCTTTCAAATATTCTATTATTTCTTGTTTTAGTTTATCTTTATCAGTATCATTACTTAATTTTGGTAATTTTATTTTAACATTTGCTATATTTCTAGTCATAATCATATCTCCATAATCATGATGGCGTTTTCTTATATATTTCCTAGTTAATTCTGCTTTTAGGGATATTAATTTAATGCCATTATAATAAAAATGATAGTCAGGATTAAAAATTAATTCATCGCGATGTTTCATTTTTAATTTATTAAACCATTCTACATCTTTTTTATCCCATTGTGGTTTCCAGTATTTTGTTCCTGTTAATCCAATGCCTGCGAAGAAAAATTTTGATTCCCCATTATAAAAAAACTTTGCAACTTTATTAATTAAATTTTCAGTTTTTGCTTTTTCAGGCTTTCCAAATATAAGGCCATCTATATCACGGCATTGTCTAATTCCATAAGCATATAATACCAGACTTCCCATAAAAACAAATCTATCATAATCAATCTGTTCAATATTATCAATAATCCAACTTTTTACGGTATTAAAATATAATCTACAATTTTCAAAATCTTTACTCAGATGTCTTGATAAATTTTGTTTTCTTAAGAAGCTTATTGTTTTTTTGTGTAAAAATATTTTTGCGTATTCTATTGTTTGATAATAATGATCATTAATATGAACAAGATCATCACCACGTAAGTTTTTATTATTAACTTTTTTTAGTAAAAATTCTCTTATTTTTGTTTTCAATTGTGCTTGACTTCCAGATATAACTTCTTTACTAGTATTTTCAAAAAAAATTACTTTGACATTATGACTATCTTCATTTTTCCAACCAACATAATCTAATTTTTCTTTTAATTTTTCAATTGTTGGAAATCTTTTAGTATCAGAATATAATTGATATGTTAAATTTATTGCTCCATTATAATTTAATTTGTTTTTTTTAGTATAATATACATTTCCATAGTTTTCTAAAAATTTTATAAGATCAGATATATCATCATCAACAAAAGGCCATAATGTTATACAGTAAGTATTTTTTCTAAATTTAAGATATTCGAAAATAATTCTATCTGCAATATCTTCAGAGTATTTACTCATATCATCTCCGTATTTATTTGTTGCATTTACTAAATTTTTATAATATGTAGTATTAGCATCTTTATAATAATCTGCTAATATATTTATTGCTTTTGTAAATTCATATGGACCAATATCATCACTTATAGGTTTTAAATTATATTTGCAACATAATTCTGGTGTTGTTGTATAGTAATGTTTCACATGTTCATCTTTAATGTTATTATATGGAATATTATATTTTTTATTAATGTAAGATTTTTTATTATTCATATATCATTAATAAATAAAATAAAATGAAATTATCTAATAAAAAATTCATATATTAACAATATCATGTATGCCAGATTCCGATTTTCCATTTTGTGTTTGTCTAATAAATTTAGCTTTAATATGTATTTCTGATATATCACATACACCAGTATAACTCATACCACTTCTGATTGCATCACACATCTGTTTCAAGCTATCTTTAAGTGGTCCAGTATATGGAACATAACCTTCCACACCTTCAGGAGTAAAATCCAATAAATCTGGTTCTTTTAATCCTTGTCTTTGTGCATTTGAAATATTTGCACCAATTCCTGCCATACCTCTAATTATTTTAACTCTTTTACCATCTTTTATTAAAACTTTTCCAGGCGATTCTTCAGATCCGGCAATCATTCTGCCTAACATTATACAATCAGCACCTGCACCTAAAGCTTTTGATAGATTACCATAATGTCGATTACCACCATCTGAAATAATAGGTATATTATAGTTTTTGGCTATACTATAAACATCTAATAATGCAGTTAATTGTGGAACCCCTGCACCTGCTGTAAGTCTTGTTGTACATATACTTCCAGAACCAATTCCAACTTTCAAACCATCTGCACCTGCTTTTATTAAATTTAAAGCGCCATCTGCGGTTGCAATATTTCCAGCAATAATATCGATATTTGGTAACTTTTTCTTAATATTAATTATTGTATCAATGCATAATTTAGAGTTACCGTGTGCAATATCAATAACTAATACATCTACGCCAACTTCAACTAATTTTGTTGCTCTTTCTAATGCATCTTCTTTGACACCGATCGCTGCGCCAACTTTTAGTCGGCCATATGAATCTAAATTAGCATTTGGTCTATGTTCAATTCTTTCAATATCTTTCAGGCAAATTAAACTTTTTAATTTACCTTCATTATCAATAATAGGTAATTTTTGGATCTTATTTTTACACATTATTTGTTTAGCGTTTTCCATATTTATATTTTCATTAGTACAATATATCATTTTATTTATTGGTGTCATACAATTTTTTACTAATTGATTATTATTTGTAAATTTAATATCTCGTGAGGTTAATATTCCTTTTAAGTAATTATTTTTATCAATAATTAGATATGAATTAACACCAAATGATGTAATTTTGTGTTTTATATCATTAATAGTATCATTTTCAAAAGCAGTATATGGTGCATCAATTATATATGATTCTGCACGTTTAACTTTCTTAACCATTTCAACTTCATCATTTATACTACAATATCTATGTATTATACCAATACCTCCTTCCCTTGCAATTGCAATAGCCATTTTATCTTCTGTAACTGTATCCATATTTGAACTTACAAATGGTATGTTTAATGATACATTTTTTGATATTTTTGTTTTAAGATTTACATTTTGTCTAGAAAGTATTTCAGTATATTGTGGTACTAATAAAACATCATCAAATGTAAGTGCTAGTGGTATATTAAACATTATTAATATTGATATAATAAATGCACATTGATTTATTATGATATAATTTCAATAATTTATTAAGGTATAAAATATAATATTAACTAATAATATAAATACAATGGAATATGCAGATGCAATTGAAGGATTTAATCCATTAGTTGACGAGTTTACCGAAACGATTGATAATACAGTAGAAAGTTTTGATGGAGGACGTGGTGGAAGTGGTAGATCTGGTGGTAGTAGATCTGGTGGTAGTAGATCTGGTGGTAGTAGATCTGGTGGTTTTAATGTATCATCAAGAGGAAGTCATATAGGAGGCAGTAGATCATATAGTCCAAGAAAACATATTATGGGAGGTGGTAGTAAGCCTGGTAGTGGCAAACCGGGCCATTCCAAACCGGGTCATTACAAACCGGGTCATTACAAACCGGGTCATTACAAACCGGGCTATAACCATGGATATCATGGTACTTATTATAGTGGTGGTAGTCGAGGAGGATCTTGGTGGCCATATTGGTGGCCATATTGGTATGATTATTCAGTAGTTGATCCAGTTGTTTATGTATCTGATCTTGATACCGAAGAGGTTGTTAGTGATTATGTATTACCAAATGAAAATACTACAGTTGTAAACAAAGCTAATCCAGGATTTTTGCAATCAAATGGTATGTTTATAATATTTATAGTTATTGTAGTATTATTACTTTTTATATTGGGTATTGTATTATTAAAGAAATAAAATAAATTTATGCGTTGTTAATTATATATTAAAATATCACTTTAATATATAATAATATGCCAGGAGGGCTTATAGAAATAGCAGCATATGGAAGTCAAGATATATTTCTTACTGGAACCCCAGAGATAACATTTTTTAAAGTTGTGTATCGCAGGCACACAAATTTTTCAATCGAATCAATTAAAGTAAATTTTGATGATAATGTAGAATTTGGTAGTTATAGTGTTCTAAAAGTGCCGAAAGTAGGAGATTTAATGTATAAAACATATTTAGAAGTAGTATTGCCTGAGATAAATTTATTCAGAGACACTGTTCCATCGAAAGAAGATATTAATGAAGCAAAAGAGAATGTTAAATTAGCTAATGCTGATTATACAACGGTAACAAATTTTATGTATATAAATCGAAATGCATATGTTAGTGCATATATAATATATATAGCTGAAAATAATGTAGATAATGCAACATCTGACATGATTACAAATATTAAAAGTTCATTTGAAAAACCAGGTAATGAAACATTTATATCTCAATTTAGGGATTTATTAACATTAACTCCAGAAGTTCCATTTACATTTGACGAAGTTAGTATGGATTCAATAGCAAGTTTATTTACAGACGCAACACCAAAAACTGAAGTATTTAATGCATTATCTGTTGGTATAGATAAATCAATAAAAACACAAAAGTTTTTCTATGATATATTATTAAGTAAACAAAAAATATTAAATGATTTAGAAAATCCAAATATTAAATTTGCATGGATCGATAGAATTGGCCACGCAATAATAGAATCAATAGAAATAAAAATAGGTGGAAATAAAATAGATAAACATTATGGAGATTGGTTAAATATTTGGTATGAATTAACTGCCAATAGAGACATGGAAAGTATATATTATAAAATGATTGGAAATGTTTCAGAATTAACAACATATGATAGATCAATTAAGCCATCATATATATTGAAAATACCTTTACAATTTTGGTTTTGTAGATTTAGCGGTTTATCAATTCCATTAATTTCTTTAGAATATCATAATGTTTCATTACATTTTCATTTTAGAAAATTTGTTGAATTATGTTATATAGAAAGTGGCACAAACATTAAATATTTTCAGGTTGATGACGGCATAACTTTAGAAGAGGTTCAAAGTGAATTAGGTATTGATATAACTGCATCATTATTAATAGATTACATATATTTAGATAGTCCTGAAAGGCGTAGATTTGCACAATCAAGTCATGAATATTTAATAGAACAATTGCAAATTCTTGATAAAACAAATATTATCCAACAAAAATTTCAATTTCAAATTAATAATTTTGTTCATCCATCAAAAGAATTAATATGGGTAGTTCAACGCCAAAGTTTTACAGAAAATTTAGATGGGACCAATCAATGTCGTTGGGATAATTACAGTGCAACTGTTGACAATAAAATAAATCCAATTTCATTTTCTAGTTTAGATTTTAATAGTTATAATAGAATTATAAGATTAGATGGAAATTATTTTAATTATGTTCAACCATATGAAACGCATAATACAACACCATCTGATGGTATAAATATGTATTCTTTTTCTATTTTTCCTGAAGAGCATCAACCATCCGGTTCTGCAAATTTTAGTAGGTTTTCAAGAATCACAATGCAATTAGAATTTACTGATTTATTAGTTACCAATGGTACTTTATTTGATCCATTAATAATAAAAGTATATACAAGAAATTTAAATATACTTAGATTTGTGAGTGGATTTGCTGGGATTGCATTTACTTATGGATAAAATATTTTGTATAAATATGTACATAAAAATATAATAATATTATGATATTATTATAATTATGACTGGTGGATTATTACAGGTCGTAGCGAGGGGTACTGAAGATATTTATTTATCAGGTGATCCTAATATAACATTTTTTAAAACAGTATATAGACGACATACAAACTTTTCAAGAAGTGAAATTGATTTAAATTTTACAAATAGGTTAGATTTTGGCAAGGAAGGATATTGTAGGATAGACCATTATGGAGATTTAGTACATAGATTATTTTTAGTAATAAATTTGCCCAAAATTCAATTAAAATACCGATCTTTAACTATTGGCGAAGTTCAAAAATTATTAGCCACATATGATATTATATGGGATATTGGTAATCGCGATCCAACATCTAAATTTACAGAAATTGATTATATAGAAGTAGAAAAACTAATAGATGAAAAAATAGTTTCTATTAATGAAGAAATAAACACAATAAATTATTTTTTAGGTAGATTTAATGGTCCATTTAATTATGTTACATGGAAAGCAAGCCATCCATTTTATAATGATACAATCATTACTAGTAATGGATCAACAGAAGCATCGGGAAAATATTTGGATGATGTAATAGAAGATTTTTTTTCCGAAGATTTTTTTGATGTTGAATTTCAAATTATCAATGCTCATTATAAAGACATTGTAAATTATGATGGTAATATATTTCCAACTCCATTACAACGACCATTAGCAAATTCAGTTGCAATTCAAAAAATAATGTTAAGTGAATTTATTACATATGCTGTTAATAATGAATTATATCCACCTACAATTACTTCAGGATATAATGATGATAATTTAGAATTTTTATATAATGTCGATACAGCAAATTATTCAATTAGTGGTAGTGTTACTACACTTGATGCAAATACTGTTTTTAGATCTGCAATATCAAATGTTTATAGTCCAAGTACTAGTTATACTGCTTTAGATGCATATAAAATTTTTGATGTTATATTAAACAATAATAATGCAACAATTACTAGCTCTTCTGATATTCAAAATATAAAAGATCTTTTAATTAATAACATAAGATATGGTTTAATTAAAAATATAAAGTTACTGACCAACATATATAATTCATTGAATACTGATTCAAGATTTATATTTTATAGAAAATTTCCGGTTACATCTGTTGGCAGTGGTGTATATAATACTAATTCACTATTTACTAATGCATCATTGGTAAGTAATTTACCTGCAAGTTTAAATGATAATTTTACATCAGATTTTTATTTAACTGCCGAACCGAACGAACCGATTAATGTTACTCATCCAATGAGCAATGCAGTGAATACTATTGTTAACAATTTTCATACTACAAATAGAAATTTGTTTAGGGATTCAAAATTATCGGCATATTTTGATCAAATTTCATCACTATGGTCAAAAACTGATGTTGCAAGTAACCCACTTACACCAGTACCCGTACCAGCAAATATGTATTATATGAATTATTTATGGTTTAATATGACAAATAATATACCAAATGCAATTAATGATTATTTATTCGTTAATACTTTAGGGCTTTTACCGGCAACAAGAAGTAATTTATACTCATATCTAAATACTGTTATAAGGCCAAATATATTATTGGTAATAACGCCACTAATTACATATCAGGGACCAAGTCCAACTAATTATGATTCTATTATATCTTTAGATACAATTAAAACCATTAATGGAGTAAATGGTGATATAATATTATGTGCAATAATAAGGCCGGGTATTGAAAATAGTTTAATATTTTATGGATTATCATATTTAACGATACCAGAATATATTAGTGCAAGATACAATGATGCAATTAATTCATATGCACCAGCTGACCCGAATTATAATAGTGCAAAACCAATATTACTTGATATTGTAAAACTTTTTATGACAGATTATGATTCAATACCATCATATTCGTCATATATAAATCAAAATAGTAATATATATTCTGATCCAACTAAAAGAATTAATAATATAAAAATTCCTTTAACTGTGTATTCTGATGTAGAATGTTCAATATGGAATTATTTATATTTACAATTTGTTAAAAATTATAATAATCTTTTCAATCAATCTTTATTAGGTTATAGTTATTATACAAACAATATAGGTGCAGAATTATTTAGATATCTTGATTATATATCAACTACATGGTTACCATCATTTATTCCTCCTCCAATACTTTATGATTATTTTACAAATGTTCCATTATATAAAATGCGATTGCCTGTGAATTCTGGAATTGGTTCTTTTATAGGTCAATATTTAAATTTAAGATTATTAGAATTCAATGATTATTTAAGTTTTTATGATAATAATCGGCGATTATTAGATATGAGAAATATAATTGTTCCCCGATCTAGATATTATTATGATGAATTTAATACTATTGTTAATTACATATCTAATATCATTGAAACTAACTTACCATTATACAGTCATTTATATCATAGTCCTATTTTATCACCCGATAAAGATATAGTACGCATAACAAAAGCTACTCTAAATGACAAAACTCCTGAATATATAGTTCAGCGAAATAATGCGATTGATATTACTTTGATCATGGAAACTGTTGCATATAATTTTTTCAACGATGCTGGTATACCATCAATGGTAATGGTTAATCCATACAATCCTTTAACTGATCCATATAAAAATCAATTATGGGATAAATATGTTGGGAAATTCAAAACGTCAATAGAGAAGAAAAAATTCAATGATCCAAATCCGATCGATCCATCGAAAACATTATTTGATTGGTTATATAGAGATACTGGTGAACCGATAAGTGATGGTGCACAAGAATTATATAACTACGTTTTACAAATAGATGTATTATATAATGGATTTGTGGTTGAAAGTGATGTATATAAATTTATGAGAGATTATGTAATTCAAAAATCTATTTTAAAAGATCTTCCTGGGCTTATTGGTGTTTATGTTAGAGATACTTATAATAATCTTGTTGCATATTATGAAGCCAAAAGAATTTATAATGAAAATCTTAAATCAAGAATTGTGGGTAATGATGATATAATTGGTATAAAAACAATATTAGAAAGAAGTTTAAATACAAATGCGAATGCTAAGTTTGCATGGATTAAAAAAATTGGTCATTATTTAATAGACCAGATATATATTAAAATTGATGATCAATTAATTGATAAACATTATGGTGAATGGTTAGAGATATGGCATTCATTATCAAAAAGAACCAAAAAGGAAAATGGATACAATTCTCTTATAGGTAATATTAATGAATTATATACATTTAATAATTTTATAAAAAATGAATATCAATTAATAATTCCATTACAATTTTGGTTTTGCAGAGCTATTGGATCATCAATACCATTGGTTGCATTACATAATGCGGATGTTAGACTATATGTTAAATTACGTAAATTTGATGAAGTATCATATTATGAACAATTTACAACTTTTAGAAATAAACCAAGGTTA